TATTTTCCCATAAGTGCCGTCACTGCAAATTTGATTGCTGATTTGTTAGCTGTTTTGAGTACAGCATCATACTCTTCTTGTGCTGTTTTATCTAGGTTTTGACCAGCCCACTCCATAAGAGCTTTGTAGCCTTCTTCACCGTTAGCTATATTTTTGATTTCATTAACCTCTGCATCACTTAGCACAGGCTCTGCATCTTGGTATCCTAGTTGACTACGTAGTCCTGACAAGTATGAATCAACCAACTCTTTGTTTAGACCAGCCTTACCAAGTTTACCATACATCTCCTCAGATAAAGTACCGTTGTTCTTCTCAAAGTATTCATTCATTTCAAATGGGTCTATACCATTTTCTTTAAATGTATTACCGAGTTGCTCTCCATATACTTCGTTGGCTGTTTCGTAATTAACAGAGCCATCATCAGTGTAGAACTGATATTCTGACTCAGGTTCAGCTGCCTCTTCTGTTGTTGATTCTGACTGTCCTAGTTTCTTTTGTAACTCAAGGTATGCAGCTTCTAAATCTTCAGCTGACTTATATTTACCAGCAAGCATTTTTTCTTGCTTGGCCATAAGTTCTTCACCGATCTTTAAAGACTCGGCTTCTTTTTCTGCTATTGCTTGTGCTGCTACAGGATCATCTGAGGTGTCGTAGCGGATTGTTTCTGCCATAATTACTGTGGTGGTTGTGGTGTACTACCAGCTACCATTGAGTTCATTGCCTCAATAAGTTCTGGATTTTTCTGTGGATCCATCAGAGGAGTACTTGCTAACTGACCTACTTGACCAGTTATAGACTGCATCTGCTGTGCTTGCATTGCTTGTTGTTGCTCTGCATTACGCTCTTCCATGCTCTTAACAAGGTTTAGTATGTCTATACCCTGTGCAGCTGCAAGACGTTTGATAGCTTCGTCAGGGTTCATGTACTGAGCTAAAGCCTCTGGGCCCATTGTCTGGGCTATTGTAGTTATAAATTGTACAAGTGCATCTCTGTCCTGACCTCTACCTAAAGCATTGATACCTGCTACGATAGTTGGTTTGACTAGACCAGCTGGTACACTAGGTATCTGTTTTGATCTAGTAAGAGTGTGCATCTTACGCTTGAGATATGGTATTAGAAACTCTGCTGTAAGTAAACTGAACAGTCCACCCAGCTGTCTTTCTAACTCCATCTGTGTCATTCTTACTTCTTCTGCTGTAGTGCGTTCTGACTGACGTACTGTTAAGACTAGAAAAGCCTCAGCTAATCTTTTCTCTAGCATGTTTATCATTTGATACGCTGTGTTGAAGTCAGCAGTTTTACCTACCTGTACAACACCTACATCATCAGGTCTACCTTGTATGATAGCACCGTTAGCTGCGTTAGCTAATGAAGCTGGTTTGGTTGTAGACGAGGGTGACACAGTGAACACAACTTTAGCTGCAGCTGCACTACCTTCAACGATAGCTTGCATCAATGCCTCTAAAGATTTTAAGTCACCGAGAAACTCCTCTACCCTAGAACGTCCGTAGTCCTCTCCGTCTACCGTCACAAAACGTAGTGGTAGCCAGGGGGTCTTGTCCTTGGGAGCTTTACCTACACTATCAGGTAAAATGGTATCGTTAGCCTCTTGATGCCAACGCCACCCGTTACCAGATAGCTTTACACATGTATATACATCTACATCCTTTGTACCTTTATAGTCACCTTTAGAGTCATCATTAGGACTGTTCTCTTCCTCTATCTCAGGTAGACCTAATAATTTTTTACTGACTCTTTCTTTTGTTACTATCTCAATTACTTCCCCATTACCATCTCTTTCAACTACGTAACGATTCAATGGGTATACTTTCATACCTTCCTTGTGCATAAACAACAAGGCATTACCTGTAACTACAAGATGTTTTAGTGCTGCAAATATCTGAACCCTATCTGTGGAGGCAGCTATGCTCTCCATTATCATGCGTTCTATCTTTGCAAAACTAAGATCCAACTCACTCTTTGCTTCGGGTGGTATCTCTACACCTAACTTTGAATCGTCTAATTGTAATTTAAAAAAACTTGTAGACGGAGGGAGTAATCCTAGCATGAGCTTTGAACTCAGCGTAGTTACTCCTTTAGCTCCGACTGATTGCCAAGGAGTTACGAAGTCATTATATAATGTATCTCCTTCGTTTCTCATTAACAAT